AGAGATGGCGAATTTCGAAAGGAGGTATAACCTGCTCTGGGATGCCATAACGGTGGAGAGCATGAGCCAGCGTAGCCACATCAGCTGAATTGCCCGCAGACCAGCAATAGAGTTTTTCGTGTTTTGATGCGGTGGTATTAATAAACCGGCAGGCGGACCGTATGGCGTCAATCTCGCTGCAAGTTGCACTGATAACTTCAGCGCGCTGCGCGTTATCTCCCTTCATGAGCTGCAAAACAGCCTCAGGATAAATACACCCTACCGTCCTGATATTTATGGCGCGATAGAACTGCGGACCAATCTGACCTGTCGAGGGCTCGAAGAAAACGCACTCAATAGCAAAGATCGGCGAATCAGGCGCTTTCCCCAGCGCGCGAATATCTAACATGAAGTTATTCATTGTTTGTTACCCTCGTTAATGGTTAATTCGCGGCTGACGATCCACCGCTCGACTGATGAATAAATCTCTTCTGGTGTGGCGCTTTCCTTTTTCAGCTGGCCGACAAAAATACGAAGCAACCCCAAAAGGTGAGCGCGTTCGTGTTTTCGTGCATTGGTGCTTATCTCTACAAACTCCGGATCACTTATTTCGCTATCCAGCTTTATTGACTTAATCGACATGCAACCTCCTAAAAAAGGCAAAACGAATCCCCGGCAAAATTAATGCCGTTAATTTAAGCCTTCTTAATTAGTGGTTAGGGCGAGGTTTTCTTTTAACTTGTTTAAACAACCTTTCGTGCCAGTAATAAAGAAAATCAATAAAAGTCATTCGCGCCCGCGCATGATTCCCGCGAATTGTTTTTTCAAGACCATAAATGATTAAATCAATTGATGGGCTGTCAGGAGTTACAACAATGCGCGCACCATTTTTTAAATTAACAGTAAAGCCTTTCTCCGCGTTTTCTACCGCTTCGCGAATCAGCATTTCCCGTTCCCACGATGTTTTCTCTTCTGTAAACATATAAACCTCATGGTTTGTTTGGTGGCATACATGGTTCAGCAACTACATCCAGTTCTGCCACTCTTTTAGCGGCATAGACCAGCTCGTTATCACTCAGGCCAAGAAGCGATTGAATCCGCAGTAGCGCAAGTTCCGCCTTTGCCACTCTAACTCTTCGAGCTTTCCGCATTGCTTGCTGGGTAGCTTGCGAAAGCTGGTGCGATCCGATCAGACTCATATACAGCCACACTTTTTAAAAAGGTGGATTACAGCACTCAATAAACCCTTATTTATTTTTACCGTGTAAACAAACGGTTTATTCATTTCTTTAATAAAACGAACCTTATTAGGTTCTGGCTTAAAGAAACGTCCGTCAGGAGTTTCAATCCATCCGCGAGTGTTACTGTAATGCGTAACCTGACAACCATGCTTTAACAGGCTGGCAAGTGACGGCGTGTTATCGTTCATAAAATGCCCCTATTACAATTGTCTTCGCGCCTTGCGCTCCACTTCTTCACGTCGCGACCTAAATTCAGATAATGCTTTATCTTTTTTCTGCTTTATCTTTTTACAGTGCATTCTTATCAGGATCTGAATTAGGCTCAAAACAAACACGGCAAAAATAAAAAGCCCGGTAGCCATTTCAAGTTTCATTTCTTCCACCATTTTTTAGTTTATCAATGGTTCGCATTGCCTCTGCTAATGCAAAGTCTCTGCCGAAATAATTCCCATCATTCATCACGCGATATGCGCGCTGCATTGTTCTGGAGTTTTTAGGACACATGTGGATAGTGAATCCCCGATACATATAATTGTGTCGACTCAGTTGGATTAGCTGATTCATGATTTTCCTGTCAACTGTTTGCAATGGCATCCTTGAGCATGGCTATCATGTTTACTTCCACCTTGCCCCCTGATAGCTCTTTAGGCCTGATAATTATCCTTCCGTCGCGAACCATTAACCTGCATGTGTCGAATGGAATGCCGGTTAGTCTGGAATACTCCTTGAGAGATACATAAGGAGCAGCAACATTCATATTGATGGTCACGCCCGTCATTTCTACCTCACACGCTACTATCAGTTACCAGATTGCGGAAAATGTGTGGATTTCATGCACTCAAGCCCGCGCAAAAAAACTATGCGAACCATGTTTGAAGCAGATCGACATTCAGCCTCTGCCATTGCTTCAATTTCAGTGCGTTCTTCAGGTGACAGACGTAACGGTAAAGACCCTCCCGCAACGCTGTTTTTGGGCGTACGCGCCCGCTGTGTGTTTTGTACTTGTGTCATAGTGGTATATTGTGATCTTCTAAGTGTCTGTGAAAAACATCATTGATCACTATAGTGATCAAGTCAATATGGATTAGTGAATTTATGTCTACTTTAGGGGACAGGCTCCGAGAAGAACGTGAACGGATGGGGTTAAATCAAACTGATTTTGCAAAGCTGGCTGACGGCTCCAGAAGTGCCCAAGCATCCTATGAACGCGGCGAAAAAGTTCCTGGTGGAGGCTATTTAACTGCAATGTCGTCGGTTGGAGTTGACATACTTTATGTTCTCTCTGGGCAGAGAACACCTCGGACAGGCAATCTTTCTGGGGACGAAGAAGAATTAATCCTTGCTTATAGGACTGCTCCTCTAGCTGTCAAAGCAGCTGTCCTAGCAGCTTTAACCGCAGGTAGTAATACTGCCTCAAATTCAATCAACGTAACCGGAAACAGTAACCGCGTTGCTGGTAGGGACTATAACGAAAATAAGAAGTAAGGATGCTTAATGTCGGTAAATTCAACTGGTGACCGAAACCGAATCTCCAGCCGTGATTTTAATGAAAATCACATTCAAATAGATAGATTTGATGGCCGTCACACAATTAATATAGCCATCCCTTCGGAAAAGGATGATGAACGACCTCTCGTAAAAGCACAGCGCAAGGAGCTTAACGCTCTTGTTACCACGGTATCCTCAACCTGTGGCGGCGAAGCATATGAAATTTGGCAAAAGTTACATGCTGAAATCGGTGTTTCCAGCATTGAAGAAATGACTGTAAATCAGTATCAAACTGCAATTAGTTTCTTGCAGGCTATGGCTGAACGCGGCAAGGATAAGGATGCTAGCAAAGCTCTAGTTAGTCTTCTGCTTCGTAATAGTGAAGATAGCGAGTTACGGCAGAAACTAATACGTTACTGTCATGTTAACTTTGGTACAGGCCGACTAAATGATCTTACGCGCGCTCAGCTTCAGATGACCCTCTCGTGGCTTGATCAGCAATGTTCTTATGAAAGCCCCCTTGATACAAAACCACCGACTCCTAAGCTCGATTTGCATCTACTACTAAAAACCTACACCAATGAGTTTTTTCTTACATTTTTGGTCGGTTTAGTGATTGGAGCCCTCTTAGTCTACATCCCATCAATCCATTTATGATTTAAACGGTGAGTCCATGAAACTTAAGCAAATGTTTTTAATTGGTATTTTTGCAGCATCGTCCTTTTCATCCTCAGCAGAGGAGTTAAAAAGAAGAAATGTTGAACCTGAACTTAACTGTTTAAATGGGCCAGTAAAAATTAAAGATCAATCAGAGTTTTATCTACTGTTTGGTGATTACACGGAAGAGGATGGAAACCTGAAAGTAATTAGCCGAAAACCTCTAAAAATACACGTTTATACTGAGGTATTTGGCGGTGAGCCTCTTGAAGTTAAAGAACATTTAGTCAAGAAGGCGCTTATATCTAATACCTATCGCGTTTTTGCATTTAGTGACACTGACAAAATCACAGTCACATCCTCTGCTAAGGCAATCATCATCTCAAACGGTGTCAAAGAAGGGAAACAGCTTAAATCTCCAGCTTATACAATCACTAAAACAAGAGAGCAGGCATTATCAGATTTGCAGAAATTTACTAAGGCCAAATCCTTTAATGATTTGTTCGACAAAAACCAAATTTGCCAGTTTTCGCCAGCCTTTAAGCAATTTCTATATGACGATCAGGGCGGAATTGGAATATCAAAATTCTTTGATCAGTGAATCGCCACGGATAATCTAGACACTTCCGAGCCGTTGATAATACTGGTTTTCATATTCTGTCGGTGACATCTGATCGCTAGAACCATGCCGACGCCTACTGTTATAAAACATTTCGATGTAATCA